GAACCTTTACGGCGCGGACCTTCGCAGCGCGAACCTTTACGGCGCGGACCTTCGCAGCGCGAACCTTTACGGCGCGAACCTTTACGGCGCGGACCTTGGGGACGCGGACCTTTACGGCGCGGACCTTGGGGACGCGGGTAAGTTGACCGGCGACCGTCCGTATTTCGCGGTCGGCCCAATCGGTTCGCGGCAAGACGTTTTAGCGGCGTTCCTCACGGAAAAGGGGGTATTCCTTCGCGCCGGTTGCTTCTTTGGCACCGTGGAAGAGTTCAAAGGTAAGCTGCAGGACGAACACGGGGACAACGTGCATGCGATTGAATACCGGGCCGCACTGGTGCTGGTGGAAGCGCATTACAACGCCTGGCTACTTGAAGGACATTGGGGGCGTTGAAGATGAAGTGCCGGCGGAATCCTGACCACCTAGCGCAAATTTACAGGCCCGCCGCGTGCGGGCTTTTTCTTGTTGACATAGATAAATAATTTATCTAATATCTAGGGCGTCAACACAAACAACCGGAGCGCAAACCATGAGCCAACTATTCAAGACCCAAGACGCCGTTAAGTTCATCAAGAACGCCAAGGCCGGCACTTCCTTTCGCTTGCACGTCCGCAACGACGCCCCGATTGAAGGGGAAGACGACAAGGCGTTCATTGGTTGCGCTGGCGGCTATGTGCGCTTGAGCCGGGCCGAAGCCGCCCGTATCGTGGCCAACTACGTCAGCCCGAAACTTGAGGAACGCGGCGCCCGTGTACCGATCAATGTCAACCGCTACGAATCGGGCGGCAAAGAGCGCGTAACCTATTGGATTGGCTGACCAGCCTAAATGCCACACGGAGCCCCGCCGTGGGCCGCCGTGGGCTACTTGAAGAGGATGGTCGGGCGGAACGCCGCGTTTGCCGTGAAGGCCCGCCAGGCGCTCCGCGTCACGCGAATATTGTCGGCATCAAGCGCGAAAGTGTGACCGCCGAACAGCACGTCGAAACGGGCTTTATTCAACTCCTGGCCGTTCGGCAACACGACCCGCATTTTCTCAAGGTTGAACACCAAGCCGTCGAAGAGTTCCGCCAGCATCGAAGCGGGGATAAAGGTCGATTTGTTCATTTTGGCGCCTCGACGGCGTAGGGTTTGGGCAACGTGACTTGCTCAGGCTCAAGCATGGCTTTTGCCATCGCATAGGCGGCGTCGACGTCTTCCAGCGGCACGCGCACTTTGATTTGGTAGGTTTCCCGTGATACCTGTTTTTGCCAATAGGGCGTCGGGTTTGCCGCGTCCGGGGCCACGCTGGGCAATCGTGCGGCGACCATGGAGTCGACCAGCATCTTAATTGCGGGAAGTCCTGACAGCTTCGTAAATAGAAAAATTTGCTTGGTGCGCGACGCTATCAACTCCCGTTCAATTGCGGAAGTGGCGTAATTTTTGGCGGCCATCTTTTTTAGACACTCCGAACAAGCGCCGGAATCAACATAACGGTCGGCCGTGTGACCGTGCCGGCAAGGTCGACCCGTGTTGTACTTCTTAAGACCAGCCGCCGCCGCTTCTTTGCGTTCCATGATTTATCCTTTAGAAATCTTAAGAATCGACATTTTAGCCCAAAAATGGCGCGGGGTGGCCTAAAAATCGTACCCCGACCCCCAACTCCCCGCATGCTCAAAGTCTGCTATACAGTATACCGTTATTTAGATATAGATATCTATACTCTATATTTACGACCTGACGTATACAATATTATTATTTATAGGGGTATAGGGGTATAGAGAGAAAAAGAGTAATAGAATCAAGAGGTTACGTTACCACACCGCATTTACCCCAACTACCCCGCCCAAGAATGCCCGAAAGAAGCGGGCCAGGCCACGCCGGGCGACCGTTCGTTGTGATTGCCAATTGTGGCCGCTTGCCGCTATCATTGGGGCACTATGAGCCTAAATGACCGACAAACCCGCTTCGTGCAGGAATACTGCAAGGATTTCAACGCGACGCAAGCCGCGATAAGGGCCGGCTATTCCGAAAACGGCGCCGGCCAAACGGGCCATGCGCTTCTTAAAAATCCTGAAATTGAGGAAGCAATTGAGGAACGCAAAATTGAAATTGCCATTCATGCCAAGATCGACGCCGCGTGGGTTCTTCGCCAATGGCATGACATAGCGACGGCGGACCCTAACGAATTGATGCAATTGCGGCGCGTGTGTTGCCGTCATTGCCATGGCTTCGGCCATCAATACCAGTGGACGGAAGCCGAATACAGCGCCGCCGTCGACAAGGCTGTGGATTCCGGCAAGCCAGCCCCGGACGGCATGGGCGGCTTCGGGTTCAATCCGAACGCGGAGCCAAACCCGGATTGCCCGGAGTGTGGCGGCCTGGGTCAAGAACAGGTCCACGTCACCGATACCCGGAAACTCAAGGGACCGGCGCGACGGCTTTATGCTGGCGTACAGAGGACTAAAGACGGCTTGAAGATTCTGACCCGCGACCAAGATGCCGCCATGGCGAACATCTCCCGTTACCTGGGCATGCTGGTCGACCGCAAGGAAATTAGCGGCCCTGGCGGCGGCCCGGTCCCCCTGGCCCATATCACCGCGGACGATTTGAGCGACGACCAACTGGCCGCCATCCTCAAGGCGGACGGGGCCGACGAATGATTGGCAAGAAGGAAGCCGCGGCGGAACTGCTACGGCGTCGGGGAGCGCGGCGCACCCTGGCCGCCTATATCAATTTCACGAACCGAAAATATAAGCAAAGCGGCTTTAGTGCGGCCGTGTGCGCGGCCCTCGACCTGTTCATCGAAGACATGGTCGCCGGGCGCCGCCCTATTCTCGTTTTGCAAGCCCCGCCCCAGCACGGCAAGTCGGAGATTGTCAGCCGCAAATTGCCGGCATATATCCTGGGGCGCTTCCCGGACTGGCGGGTCGGTGCGGCCAGCTATTCGGACGAACTCGCGGGCGCCATGGCCCAAGACGTGCGGCGCAACCTGGCCGCCGACGAACATAAAAAGCTATTCCCTGTGGCCGCCGAACGGCGCCGCTATGACGTCAACCGCACCGGGGAATTTACGGCGCCCGGCGGCGCTGGCGGATACCTGGGCGTCGGCGTTGGTGCTGGCCTCACGGGGCGCCCGGTTGATATCGGCATCATTGACGACCCGGTAAAGAACGAAAAAGAAGCCTTGAGCCCCACCACGAAGGAAGGGCATTGGAACTGGTATCAAACCGTTTTCACGACCCGGCTTTCGGAGAACTCCGGGCAAATCATCATGGCGACAAGCTGGGCTGAAGACGATTTGCCCGCCCGCATTTGCAACCACTTCAAAGGCGACCCGCGGCTTACCGTGTTGCGTTTCCCGGCAATCAACTTGCCGGGAGAGGTCGGCTATAACCCGAACTTGCCGCCCGGCCCCCTGGTCCCCGAACTCAAGAGCCTGGCTTTTTTGCATGAGGTCAAGGGGTTATTTTCAGAATACTGGTGGGCGGCCATGTACCAACAATGCCCGCGGCCGCTGGGTGGCAACGTGTTCAAGGAATCAGGCTTGCGCTATTACTTGCCCAAGGACTTGCCCGCCAAATTCGACAAGGTGCTGGCCTCTTGGGATTGCACATTCAAGGACACGGACGGCACCGACTTTGTCGTGGGCCAGGTGTGGGGCAAGGCTGGCGCCAATGCCTATTTGCTGGCGCAAGTCCGCGCCCGCATGTCATTCACCAAGACCGTGAAGGAAGTCGTCGCCTTGCGTGCCGCCTGGCCGCGCACCAAAGAAGTTTTGATTGAAGACAAGGCGAACGGCCCGGCGGTAATCGACACGCTCAAAGCCAGCGTGCCCGGCATCATCCCGATTGAACCGGACGGCTCCAAGCTGGCCCGGGCGCATGCCGTTACCAGCTATTGGGAAGCGGGCAATGTGTGGTTGCCGCACCCGGACTTTGCGCCATGGGTGAAAGACCTTGTCGGGGAGTTGACCAGCTTCCCGGCGGCGGCGAACGATGACCAAGTCGACGCCCTTACCCAAGCATTGCGCCGCTTGTATCCGTTGTTTAACAAGCTCAAGATTACGCAAGAAGCGATAAACAAGGCCATGGGCAGATAATGCCCGCGGCGTTACAATGACCAACAATTTACCCGGAGCGTCGACCATGCCCGAAGCAAAAGCCAAAGCGGCGCCACGTATCCGGCGCAACGAACCCAAAGCCCCGCCAGCCCCCAAGGGCACCGGCCTACGTCGGGCGGCAACCAAAGCCAAAAGCATTGCGGCCGACGGCGCCCTCAAGCCTTACACCTATCCAATCAAGCCGCCCACCCTGGCGCCCGGCGTTGTTCCGGCCGGAGTAGTGGCGCCAGTCATGGCAACGGACGCGAACCCATACAGCTTCGCGCAAGACGTGTACCCCGGCGGCGGCTTCCCTGGCTTTTCGTACCTTTCGCAGCTTGCGACCCGTGCGGAATATCGGGCGTTCGCTTCCACCATGTCGACCGAACTTACCCGCGAATGGTTGGAATTCACCAGCAAGCAAGACGACGACACGGACACCGCGGACAAAATCAAAGCGATTGAAGACGAATTCAAGCGCCTGAATGTGCGCGGGGTGCTACAACGTGCGGCGGAAAATGATTGCTACTTTGGCCGGGCTCAAATCTTCATTGAGATTGACGGCGCCGACCGCGGCACCCCGTTAATTTTGGACCCCCGCACGGTTAAGCAAGGGAGCCTAACGCGGGTCGTCCCTGTGGAAGCCATTTGGACCACGCCCGCCGGTTACAACGCCTTGGACCCAGCGGCCCCGGATTTTTACAAGCCGTCCAAATGGTTCATGCTGGGGCAAGAGGTCCATGCTTCCCGCTTGATGACGGTCGTAACCCGGCCGCTCCCGGACATTCTCAAACCCGCCTTTAACTTCGCGGGCATGTCCCTTTCCCAGCTTGCGGAACCCTACGTCGACAACTGGCTCCGCACCCGTCAAAGCGTTGCGGACCTTATCAACAATTTCAGCATTACGGTACTTGCCACGGCAATGGACCAAGTGCTGCAGGGTGACGATGACGGCACGGACCTTTTCGCACGGGCTGACCTTTTCACGGCCACGCGAAGCAATCGCGGCTTGATGCTGCTGGACAAAGAGCGGGAAGAGTTGGTGCAGGTTAACACCCCGTTGTCGGGGCTTCACGAATTGCAGGCGCAAAGTCAGGAGCACATGTGCAGCGTGTCACGCATGCCGGCCATTGTCCTGACGGGTATCAGCCCCAGCGGCTTGAACGCTTCCAGCGACGGCGAGATTCGGATTTTTTACGACTGGATTGCCGCGCAACAGGAAGCTTTTTGGCGCGAACCGCTGGAAGTAATTTTGAAGACGGTGCAGCTTTCGCTATTCGGGGAAATCGACCCGGATATCGGCTTTACCTTCGTGCCCCTGTACCAAATGACGCCCAAGGAAGAAAGCGAAATCAGGGCGGCCGATGGCGTCACGGATTGCGCCTATGTGGCCGCCGGTATCATTGACCCCAGCGAAGTGCGGGACCGCCTGGCGAAAGACCCGAACAGCGGTTATCAGGGATTGGACACCGACGCCGTTATCGTGCCCCCCGCGGAGCCTACGGGCGAAACGGACCCGGCGGCTGGCGACAAGAGCGTAAGCGAAGCGCAACATAAAGCCATGGAAGCCGCGGCGCATGGTCATAGCACCTTGGGGATTCCAGCCAAAGTCGGTAAAGAATATGTCGCCAAAGACGCCTAAAACATTGCGGGCCATTCATGCTAACCGCGGGGTCGAAGCGAAATACCGCAAGGCCCTGCAGCGCATGATTGCCGAAATGCACGGGTCGGTCGAATACTGGCTTACGGCCGCCTATCGCAAAGACCCGCCCCGCATGCTGGTGCTGGTCGAACAAGCGCAAGACGCGGCACCCAGCGCCAAAATGAAAAAGGTATTGGACGAACTGGCCCGGCGCTGGATTGCCCGCTTTGACGAATGGGCGCCCAAGATTGCCGACGCCTATTTGCAAGGCATGTTCAAGACCACCGACAGCGCAATGCGCCAGGCGCTCAAGGAAGCCGGGTGGACGGTTGAATTCAAGATGACGCCCGCCGTGCGCGACGCCTTCAATGCGTCACTTGAGGAAAACGTCGGCCTTATCCGGTCCATTCCTGAAAAATATTTGCAACAGGTAGAGGGTAGCGTTATGCGCTCATACAGCGCCGGGCGCGACCTTGAATCCATGGTGAAGGAATTAAAGCAACTTTACCCGGCGGCCAGTCACCGGGCGGAATTGATAGCGCGGGACCAATCGAACAAGGCGAACGCCGTCGTCAACCGGGCCAGGCAAATGGAACTTGGGATTACGGAAGCCGTTTGGATGCACAGCCACGCGGGGAAGAATCCGCGCCCTGACCATGTGGCCGCGAATGGAAAGCAGTATAACATCGCGGAAGGCTGTAAAATTTCCGGCGAATTTATCCAGCCAGGTGAAGAAATAAATTGCCGCTGCACTAGCCGGGCAATATTGCCAACATAGGGGGCAATATTGCCAACATAGGGGGCAATCATGTATCCATCAAATCAACCGGGGAACTGGAACAATAGAACCAAGGTCGACAGCGAATTAGGGTCGTTCTATTCGGGCACGCAATTCCGCACGTTCAAGGAAATTACCCTTGCCGCCGGGGCTTCGCTGAATATCAAAATGGTGCGTCCGCTGGATATCATCATTCGTGGTTTTCAAATGCACGTAAGTACCGGGGAAATGCGTTGCGAGATTTACCGCGGCGCCACGCCTGGTGGAACTTGGAATGGCACCCTTCCAGTTATTGGTAAATGCGAATTTACCGACAACCCGCTTCCGATTTATGTCCCGCAATGTTCATTGACGTCGGGCGGCACCTTTACCGGCGGCACGCTTTATGATTTGATGCACGTTAAGACGGCCGGGGCAACGGGCCAGGCGTCCACGGTTGGTGACGAAATGGAAAGCCAACTTGGAGCCCCAGCCGGTAGCACGGGCATTTATAAATTCATGAACCCCGGAAATTCTGACGCCGTCGGCATCTTTGCCATGTGGTGGGAAGAATTGCCTATAAAGTAGATTTGATGCCATAATCTGACTATGCCTATCTTGAGATTAGCTTTTGACCGAACAGCACGCCGGATTGATGCCGACGGGCGTTTGCACGTCGACCGCTCCCATATCTCAAAGGCCACGGTCAACCCGTATTACGGCAAAGAGATTCCGGGCTTTGATGCCCTGGGCCTGCAGCCTGATACGGTTTACCGCTTGCTTCGTGACCCGGTGGAATTGGAGCGCGGCGCCCCGACCTTTGCCCGCCTTCCCATTCTCTCCGAACATGTCCCCGTTACCGTGGATGCACCCCGTCCCGATTTGGTCGTCGGTGCTATCGGTTCCGAAATAACTTTTTCCGCCCCCTATCTTGACGCTGATTTGTGCGTATGGGACGCGACCGCAATTGCTGGCATTGAAACGGACAAGGTAAGGGAACTTTCTTGCGCTTATCGTTACGTGCCAGTCATGGAGCCCGGCGAATTTGAAGGCCAGGCATACGACGGCCGCATGACGGAAATTCAAGGAAATCACCTAGCGTTAGTTGAGGTCGGCCGCGCTGGGTCTGATGTAGTAGTGGCCGACCGTAACCCTTTCACTTTCAAGGAATCCGCCATGAAGATGACCAAACTGGGCAAGGCCCTTTTTGCGGCATTGTGCGCGGCCTCTCCGGTACTGGCAGCGGATTCCGCTTTGCCTGCACTGGTTGGCCCGGCAACCCGCAAGAATTTCAAGAAGGAAGACGTTAAGGCCAAATTGCTGGCCCTCGACGCCGAACTCGACCCGCAACAACTCGACAACGTAATCGACGCGCTGCTGGACGTGGAACAGGAACCCAAGGCCGTTGAAACGCCGATGGCCGCCGCCGATGAATCCCCCGCCGACAAGCTCCGCAAGTTGCTGGCCGGTAAGGTGGACGAATCGGTAATCAATGAGGCTTGCAATCTGCTGGCCGCACCGGCTCAAGACGCTGACGAAGCCGCCGAAAAAATGATTAAGGACGGCGAAAAGCCGGTCGACGTCAAAGCGGCAATGGACGGTTTGCGCAAAGACTTGCGCGAAGCCGAAGAGGCCCGCCGTGATGTTCGCGCAATCGTTGGCGACGTCATGGGCATGGATTCAGCGGCCGAAGTCTACGGCTTCGCCCTGGACCACATGAAGGTCGACCGCAAGGACGTGGAAGGCGCCCCGGCCCTTCGCGCACTCTTCAAGGTTGCCGCTTCCAAGTCTGCAACCCCGACCCCGCGCATCGCGCAAGATGCTGGCGGCCTGGATAAGCAGTTTCCGGGCGCCGCCCGTTTCCGTAACGCTTAAAAGGAGTCACCACCATGAGCGGCTTTCAAAAAACGGTCAACCTGACTCCCGCCCCCGCGGTAGCTGGTGACTTTGCATCATCCAATCCACGGGCGACCGTGCTGGCTGGCCCTGGCGGCTTTGTTGCGGGGGCGCTTGGCGTCACCGTTGGCAAATTTGCTTGGGTCGATGACGACGGCGTTACTGTCCAAAGTTTCGGCACCGCCACAAAGGCCCCGAACGGCTTTGTTCACCGCGAACAGCAAGCCTTGATTCAAACCTATTTGGCTGAATCGGGCATGAACATTCCGCACGGCTTCCCGGTCACTCTGCACAATCAGGGCGATTTTTGGGCGGTCAATAAAGGCCCGAACGCTTGCGCCGTTGGCGACGCCGTTTATGCGGACTACAGCAACGGGGACGTCTACACCGTTTCGGCACCGACCGGCGCTTCGGCAACCGGCGCAATGGGCGCAACCTTCACCGCTTCGGGCTCCGGCACGAATCTGACGGTTTCCGCGGTTACTGGCGTGCTGACCGTTGGCGAGACTTTGAGCGGCACCGGCATTCCGGCCGGTACGACCATCGTTTCGCAAACCAGCGGCACGACCGGCGGCGCGGGCGTCTATGTCACCAGTGCGGCGACCACAATCTCCGCGGCAACTGCTACCAGCTTCGGCAACACCCTGGTCGTGTCCGCTGTGGCTTCCGGTTCGCTGAAAGTTGGCGACCCTGTGAGCGGCACCGGCATTCCTTCGGGCGCCGTTATCGCTTCGCAAGTGAGCGGCACGGCTGGCGGCGTGGGCACCTACACGCTTGACCAAAGCGCCACGGCTTACGCCGCGTCGACCACTGTCACCGTTACCGCGGGCGTTGCTGCTACTGGCTGGAAAGCTCAGTCGGTTGCGGCCGTTGGTGAACTCGTCAAAATCTCTACCTGGGGTTAAACCATGAATCCAATCCTTCAAGCACTGATGGAACGCGCCGGGGTCCATTTCATGGGCCAGCCCGGCGTCGACTTCCAAGCCCCTGGCGCCTCGTTGCGCCTGGCACACGATGGCTTTGCGTGCGACGCACAGCCCGCCCTTATCACCACCAGCAACGCCGGTATTCCGGCCTTCCTGACTACCTTCATCGACCCGAAACTGATTGAAATTTTGGTTTCCCCGATGAAGGCGGCCGAAGTTGTCGGCGGCGAAGTCAAAAAGGGCGATTGGACCACTGAAACGGCAATGTTCCCGGTTGTGGAATCCACGGGCGAAACTTCGTCGTATGGTGACTACTCCGAAAACGGCGTCGCTGGCGTCAATTCCAACTTCCCGCAACGCCAAAGCTATCACTATCAAGTGATGACGCAATGGGGTGAACGGGAACTGGAACGCGCCGGGCTGGCCCGCATTGATTGGGCAAACCGCATGAACATTGCGTCGATTCTGACTCTGAACAAGTTTCAGAATAAGACGTATTTCTTCGGCGTGTCCGGCCTGCAAAACTATGGCCTGCTGAACGACCCGAACCTGTCCGCCGCTATCGTGCCCACCACGAAGACCGCGGGCGGCACGGGCTGGGCGAATGCCACGGCGCAAGAAATCAATTCGGACGTGCAAAAGCTGTACAAGCAATTGCAAACCCAAGCGGGTGGCCTGGTTGAACTCGACACCAAGATGACCTTGGCAATGTCCCCCATTTCGGAAGTCTATTTGACCAAGACGACCGACTTCAATGTCAACGTGCAGGACATTCTGAAAAAGAATTTCCCCAATTTGACCGTGAAGACCGCGCCGGAGTACACCACGGCGTCCGGGGAACTGGTGCAACTGATCGTGGACGAAGTGGAAGGTCAGCGCACGGCCGACACCGCTTTTACCGAAAAGCTCCGCGCCCACCCAATCGTCGTGCAGTCTTCCAGCTTCAAGCAAAAGAAGTCGCAAGGCACCTGGGGCACCGTGATTTTCCGCCCCGCCTTCATTGCCCAAATGTTGGGCGTGTAAGGAATCAGTAAGTAAGCAATCCGGGGGCTTCGGCCCCTGGATTTTAATCGCAAACTAGGAGAGTTTGAAAATGGCAAAAATCGTCGTAGTGGGTTGCAAATTGCCCCACGGTATCATCATTCAGCACCCCATGGACCCGACCAAAAAGGTCGAATTGGCGGGCAAAAACAAAGCCCTGATTGTGGGCGCGGACTACGCCACAACCGAAGTCGACGGGGACTTTTGGGAACAATGGGCCGCAGTCAATAAAGAATTTTCGGCCGTCAAATCGGGCGCCATTTTTGTCGCCAAAAGTCTGACGGACGCCGCCGCAATTGCTGGCGAATTCAAGGACCGCAAAACCGGCTTTGAGCCCATGCGTACCGACGGCAAAGACGAACGCGCAAGCGGCGTGAAGCCAGCCGACAAGGACTAAGACCATGACCGCCGTAGTATTCGACCCGGTAGCCTTCAAAGCCCGCTATCCCGAATTTTCGGCGGTTGCCAATGCGACCTTGGGGGCCTACTTCACGGAAGCGGGCCTTTACTTGTCCAATGCGAACAATTCGCCCGTGCGGAACCTGACCCGCCGGGCCATCCTTTTGAACATGCTGACCGCCCACGTCGCCTATATCGGCGGCGCTTTGAGCGCGGACGGCATGCCGCGGCCCGTGGGGCGCCTATCGCAAGCCGGTGAAGGTAGCGTGTCCGCCGCCTTTGAAGGTGCGCCCCCTGGCTCCGCGCAATGGTTCCAGCAATCACAGTACGGCGCCGCATTCTGGCAAGCGACTTCCAGCTTGCGCGGTTTCCGTTACGTTTCCCGGCCTACGGTGTATTGATATGGCCGACCACACTCTCAGCGGTTCCGATGGGGTCATGAAGGCCCTGGAAGCAATCGCCCAACGCATGGGCGGGGGAGAGGTTGCGGTCGGCTTCATGGAAGGCGCCACTTACCCGGACGGCACGCCCGTCGCCGCTGTGGCCTATTGGAATGAGTTTGGAAGCGTGGGGCAACCGGCCCGGCCGTTCTTTCGCCAAATGATTGCCGCGGAGTCTCCTACCTGGCCCGGCAAAATGGCGAAGCTGGCAAAGGGCACGAATTACGACGGCCCCCGCGTGCTGGCGCTGATGGGTGAAGATATCAAAGGCGCATTGCAGCAAAGCATAAATGACTTCACGACGCCCGCGCTGGCCGAAAGCACGATTGAAGCCAAGGGCTTTGCCAAACCCCTGATTGACACGTCGCACATGCTCAATTCAATTGCCATTGAGGTATCAGAATAATGGACTTGCGCGGACTCGCTAACGGTGTGACCAGCACCATAAATCCGAATGAAACCGTTACCGTTTTGCGGTCGACGGGTTACACCATTGGCGCCGGAGCCAAACAAGTTCCAGCGTTTGCCGCCCCCGTGACCGGCCCCGCGCAAGTGCAAGCCCTGGACGCGAACGATATCAAGCAACTGGACGGCCTGAATATTCAAGGCACCATCCGGGCAATTTATTTGCGCGGCACCCTGGCGGGCGTCGTGCGGCCGAATCAAACCGGCGGCGATATCGTCAAGCGCAAGAATGAAATGGAATCATGGCTTGTCGTCAAGGTGCTTGAAAGCTGGCCCGATTGGACTAAGGCGGCCATTGTGCTGCAGGGGCAATAAATGGCGAATTACACTTCCAGCATTACGGTCGACCAAGTCATTGACGCACTCAAGGCATTTTTAACGCCCTTCATGCCTGGCGCCCAAATCGTCCGCGCACAGGTCAACCGGGTGGCCTTGCCCTCAAATCCTTGCGCCGTGCTTACGGAACTTTTGCAAGTTGATTTGAGCGTACCGGCCACGGATTACCAGCCGCTTGCAAACACCGCCACAATCTACGGGCCGTCGCGCATTGACGTGCAAATTGACTTTTACGGGGCTCAAGCCGGGGAGTTTTGCAAGACCGTAAAAACCGCGTTCCGGTCGCATTGGGGGTTTGCCCATTTCCCCGCGAACATTAGGCCGCTGTACACGTCCGACGGCGTTCAATCGCCCCTCTTAACCGGGGAACAGCAATACGAAAGTCGATGGACGCTTACAGCATCAATGCAATACAATCCAACTGTTACGGTTCCGCAGGAATTTGCCGACGTGGCTTATCCAGCTTTGGTTATTCCGGCGGACGTGTGATTGCATCATGACCAACTTTTACGTCTACCTTCATCGCTACGCATCCGGCCCAAAAATTGGCGAAATTTTCTATGTCGGCAAAGGATGCGGTAAACGTTCGATATCCCATTGTGGACGTAACCGGCATTGGAAAAATATCGTAAATAAATACGGTTTTACCAGTGAACTGGCGGCAATTGATTTGTCAGAGGACGCCGCGTTTTCGGTTGAACAGAAAATTATTGATGATATTGGGCTTGACTCGCTTGCCAATTTGTACACCGGCGGAAATGGCGGCCGCGTCCCGTGCGAAGCGTCAAGGGAACGCATGCGTCGAAGTAATACGGTAACGAAGGAAGAATTAAACGCCCGCGGTTTTAATCGAACTGGCTCAAAATGGACGCCGGAAGCTCGGGCAAAGTTGCTGTCTAGTGAACTTCGTGCGAAAATCGGAGAAGCTCAACGCAAAACCATTGCATGCTCAAATGGGATGATCTTTTCACACGGCGACGACGCTGCTGACTGGTTATCTAGCGCCGGGCGGGTTGGAGTGAGCAAGAGTAATATTTCAAAGTGTTGCCATGGGCAACGTAAGTCGGCCTACGGTTTCAAGTGGTCGTTTATTTTTTCAACAACCTAAAGGTGCTATCGTGACAATTCCCGCATCGGATATCGTCGTAGTCAATCCCGGCGTCGTTGGTTCCGGCGGTAATCCGCTGGCCCTGAACGGCGTCATTCTCTCCAAAAATACTTTGCTCCCGACCGGCGGCGTGCGTTCATTCGCCAGCGCCGACGCCGTGAGTGCGTTTTTTGGCCCGTCTTCCACGGAATACGCCCTTGCCCAAACTTACTTTTTGGGCTTTGACAATTCCACGATCAAACCGGGCACGCTGTATTTCGCCCCGTTTGTGGAAGCCGACCGCGGCGCCTGGTTGCAATCCGGCTCCCTGTCCGGCATGACCCTGGCGCAACTGCAAGCCCTTTCCGGCGTGCTGACTGTGACCGTCGACGGCACGGCCTTTACGTCTTCAAGCATCAATCTCGCAACTGCAACCAGTTTCAGCAATGCGGCGACGATGATTGCCGCGGCCTTCACTGGCATCGGCAAACCGACTTGCGCCTGGAATGCGGTCAACGGCACCTTCACGCTAAACAGCGTCACGACCGGCGCATCCTCGACAATCAGCTATGCAACCGGCACCCTGTCCGCGGGCCTCAAGCTGACCAGCGCGACCGGCGCCATCCTGTCCCAAGGTGACATTGCGGACACTCCGGCCACGGCCATGGATGCGGTCAAGGCGGCGACTCAGAATTGGGTCGACTTCATGACGATTTGGGAGCCTTTGCTTGCCGACAAAGAACTCTTTGCCGAATGGACGAACGCGCAAAATCAGCGTTACATGTACGTTTGCTGGGACACGGACGCGCAAGCCATCGTCAACGGTTCGACTACCTGTTTTGGTGCGGTTGCCAAGTCCCTAGGCTACGACGGCGTCGTACCGGTTTACAACACTGTGACCCTGGCCGCATTCATGCTGGGCACCGTGGCGTCGATTGACTTTAGCCGCCTGAATGGCCGCATCACTTCGGCTTTCAAATCGCAAAGCGGATTCGTGCCCACTGTGACCGACCAGCAAATCGCCGCCAATCTGCTGGCGAACGGTTACAGCTTTTACGGCTCCTATGCGACCGCAAACGATCAATTCAATTT